CGTTAAACTTCCTTCTATCCATAATCAAATAAAATCATTAATGAATCTAACTATACAATAAATATTTAGCAATTTTGTTAATTCTTAAAGTATTCTATGAATGCCATTGATAGCAAACCAAAGGCTATAATAACAAATAACATTATTGAGTATTCCATTATAGTTCTGCGTATTTAGTGTAGGCATCTGTTTTGTGTTTACCATTTAGGAATGCTACAAGTCTGTTAAGTTTGTTTTTTACTCTTTGTTGTTCTTCTACTGCTTTATCCCTTTGGTTAATCGCCTCTTGCTTTTCGTTTATTAATACTTCTAAATGGGACTGATTCTTTTTCACTTTTACCTTTTTAAGTACTTCTTTTATTGTTTTGTATGCTGCTAATTCGTGTTGATATAAGTTAGGCTGTATTTTAAAGTTATCAAACATTCTAAATCCGTGTAATGCAGTTGCGTGGTCTTTGTCAAATATGTCTGCTATTCTTTGTAGTGAGTAAGGTGTAAATTCTCTTGCTAATCTGTAATACACAGACCTTGCAAATACGTTCTTTTGTTTTCTTGTCTTTTGGTAGATGTTTACTTTTAATTCTTTTCCTACCATATCTGCAATGTTATTCAGTATCATTTCTTTTGTTAATGTTTGTTAATGTGTCGTGTTTTGCTTCGTTTATTGCTTTAAGGATTCCTGCACAGGCTTCATAGTTTTCATCTTCCTTATACATATCAAGGTACAATTCTAACTCATCTATTGAAACACCCTCTGCAAGGTCTAGTAATGCTATTCTATAAAACTTGTTTATTTCCTCTACTATGTCTTTATTCAATTTCTTTTATTAGTTTACAATAAGCATTAGTGTATTTAAAAAATTTCACTTCCCATTTGTTTACTTCTTCATAAGTATAGACCCAATAATCAGCAGTATTATTATTTTTAATTCTTATAAAAACATAAGTGTCAATATTTTTATCTTTCTTGTGTGCTTCTTCATTTACTAATAAATGTGGTGCATCTGGATTTATTGTTTTCACGTCTATTTTTTTATTACCCACTATTATATCTGGTTCTTTTATAGGAACGTTGGAAAGTAGTTTTGCATTTAAATGTTTAATATTATTTTTTGCTAAAAAATATGAAAAAATCAATTCTCCTTTTAGTCCAAGTATATCGGGAGCATCACTTTTACCAAACCTATTATATTTATCTGTTGATTCGTTTAAATCGTAATTATATAAATGTCTTAATTTTCCAATATAAACAGAACATTCATTTATAAAGTTTGGGTATTCTATTCGACCTTGTTTATTCATAATATCCCTCTTAATACATATTGGTCTATGTCGTTTTCTTCTTGGAAGAAGTACTTGTAGTTGCTTACTGCTTGTTTAAATTTGTCCTCACCTCTTTGTATAAACTCATCAGTAGTTTCAAATATTCCAATGTCAGTACTTGCTTTATCTACCACCAAGAACTTAAAGTCTTTAGCCTTAAACATTCTTTTATATAGGTAGGCTTGTAAATCGTAACCATACTTATCACAAGACCACTTAAAAGAAGAAAGGTCAGCAGAAGTCTTTAAATCAATTATTGTATCACCTTTTAATATATCTGCCTTTGCTCTAAAAGGTAACCCCTCTATCATATCTATTGCAGGAACTTCAAATTCTGACTTGTTTAGTAGTTTAAGTGCTGCTTCATTTCTTAGTACAGCATCCGCAATACGTTCTGCTTGTGTCTTTTCCTTTGTCAGAAACACCTCACCATATTCTGCTTTTGCTTCTTTGTATATCTTAGTGTTCTTAGTTGAAGCATCTACAAAGTGCAATTCATCTACTTTGTGTGGTTCTAGTATCAACCAATGGACTAACTTACCTTGTGCTAATGCAGGACTGTCTGCACTAGAGTCGCCATACAAAGTTACGTTTCGATAAGTCTTTGGACTTTTAAGTATCATTTTTAAACTACTGCTGCTTAAAGCGTGTTTACCTAAATGCCCATAATAGAAGTCATCGTTATACATTTCGGCAAGTATTTCTTCTTTGCCCCAAGTTTCGTTATTTAGTAATGTAATCATTTTCTTGTCTTTTAAGTTTTTCAAATCTTGCTCGTCTAACGTGTCCATCTAAATAACTTTCAGCATTCTCTAAGATGTTGTCTAGTTCTTGTTCTGTGTAGTTGGAGTATTCATACTCTACCCACCAACTCTCCTGTTCGTAAATCATAATTGTTTGTTTTAAATTATGATGCTAATTACGAAAACATTTTTGATATAAACAAATTATAAACTATTTTTTTTCTTCTATTTTTTCTAACCTCAACAAAATAGCCATTATAACTTTCTCCATATTTGCTATCCTGTTACGCATTTCTATAAGTGTACGTTCTCTCATTTCTGTTGTTTAAGTTTCTCAATGTATAGTGCTGCATCTAGTAATTCAGTTTGCAACTCGTTTAGCCATTTGTAAAATCCATCTGGGTTGTCTTGTAAGGTTGTGCCATATTCCTTCTGACCTTGTTTACTTCGGTCATCCATAAGTTGCTTGACCTTTTCTACAATCTTGTCCTTCTTTTGTTCGTTAGTGTGGTTTGTTATATAACCTCCTGCTTCAAAAAATTTGCTTACTGAATCACTCATTAATGAAAAAATAAAATGCTTTAACTATAAAAAATTCTATAATCCTAAAGAAGATATATCCTACTATTAACTGTTGTATCATAATCCTAATTCTTCTTTCTTTTTATATACTTCTAATTCTGTTTCAAGCCATTCAATACGCTTATCGGCTTTACGTGCTTTTGTTATTGCCCTTAGTTCACGTGTTCTATAATCCTCAAGTGCTAGGTGATAAGTACCTCGCTCAACTTGATATTTATTTACAATAAAAGTTACATTTAACAAGGCTTCACGTACTGATGTAAGACTTTCATTCTTTGGGTGTTTGTTGCACCAATCAGATATCTGTTCTTGTAAGATAAGCAAATTTGTAGTTAGCTGTAAATCCTCAAGATTTTCTAATTTCTTTTGGTAGTTGTATTTTTCAGTCATATCTAATTGCTTGTTTTTGTAAATGCTTTATATCATCGTATCTTACTTTAACTAAAACATCTTTTCGGTTTTCTCTTGTGTAAAGTTTCTTATAATCTTTTTTGCTTTCTGCTATTTCTGTAATGTTTGAAACATAATCTAACAAATCTATTCTGTAAAAGAAACAAAAACTTTTCAATTCAACAACATCAAAAACAATATATTTAGCTTTTCCTCTTAACCATCCATTCAAACCTTTCACATTGTTTAACTCTAGCCAAATAGTTTCAAGGTGTCTATTACCTTTTACATCTACACCTATTTCATTCACATAGAAGTCAATGTGGTAGTGTATATCTTCGTGCCTTGATGATTTTACACAAGTGTTACCCCTTTCTAGCATCAACTCTTTAAAAAGTTCTTCTGCCTTTTTACCTTGTTGAAAGGAATAAGCCCACCTTTTATCACTTACAGCCATTACTTGTACTCGTTGTATATACGTTCCAAGTTCTTCCAAACATTATTCAAAAAACAAGAACTGCATCCTGTTAGAACTCTATTGTCATTGAATATTCTGTTGTAAATGTCTAATAACCTTTTTTGTTCGTCTGGTGTTACCGTGTTCAACTTGCCTACTCTTTCAGATAAATAGTTAAATTCATCTTCTGTCAAACAGTTTGGTTTTTGATAAGGAAACAACTTATTCAGTTTGTCTTTTCTTTCATCACATCCGCAATCTTCACCTGCTAAAAATTTAACAGCTTTTTCTATGCCTGTCGCTTTTGTAATTTTCTGCACGGTATCGCCTACCCCTGCACTTGCTTGTTCGTGGTTCTTAACCCACTCCTTGTACGCTTTAGTCCTTTTGTCTTTTGGTGGTAATTCGCTCATAATCTTTTAATTTAAAATCTTCGTAATCTTCTTGTAATTTATTTCGTAGGTCTTGCTTTAGGTGTTTAAGGCTGTTGTATATGCTTACCCAACTTATCTTAGTTTCAGCAGCTAGTTTACGCATACTCATATCTGTTTGGCTGTACAGCTTCCACAGTTTTCTATCGTACCAATTCCAATCATCTGCAACTCCATCTACAAGTTCACAAATTTTGTTAAAGGCTTCGTTTTCTTCAATGTTATCTTCGTGAGGTATCTGCAAGTAGTTTTCGTCATTGTCTATTCTAACCTTGCTTATTTTTTTCTTTTTGTTATAATACTGATAGTACAGACTTCTTAATGTGAAGAACATATACCCCCTACTTACTTTGTTGTCTTTTATTATCTTTTCTGGTGTGGCATATTTAATCAAACAAATGTATGCTTCTTGAACTATGTCCTCACAATAATTGTACTCGCCAAAACTGCGAACTATTGCAATCCAATCATCGTGCTGCCTAGCAACAAGTTCTAACCATTTGTAGGGGTGTCCCATATTACTGTCAAACTAATTATAAAGATGCAACATTGTAAAGTATGTTCTTTTACTTGTTCTTCTTCAATATTCTTGTAAGAATACAAAGCACCACAAACTAATCCTAGAATAGGTGCAATATGGATTTCTGCATCATTCAACTGCCCCCAGAAAACCATCAAGGTTAAAATCAATAGTAATGTAATTATTAATTGTATCAAAATAATATTTCTTCTACTTCACTTCTTTTACTGTGAAGAATATCTTTTCCAAGAAATTCAAAGCCAACATTGTTTCGGCTCATACGCAACTTAACAGGTTGTTCAAATGGTGTGCATCTTCCACCCGTTTCTGTTTCCTTTATTTTTAAAACGTGCAACTCTGAATACATCCACTCGTTAGGGTGCGATGTCATCCTGTGAACACAAAATACATCATCAGCACGGTTTCCCCACTTTCCCCCTCCTTCAACTTGGCTCATTGATAAAGGTTGAGGTAGGTTTTCGTATTCGTGTCCTTTTGGATAAGTTCTTCTCATTGCTTCTGTAACTCCGTGTGCTGATAAAAACAATGTTACATTTCTTTCTTTGCAGAACAATCTAAACTCTGATGCAATTTGATAATCGTATTCGTGTCCACCTAAGTTTCTCATTAACTGCTTATCTTTTGCTAAACTGTTATAGGGGTCAATCATAAGTGCATCGTAATCCCAAGCATCTTTAATATCATTTGCCTCTTGCATAAGTTCCTTGTATGTAACTAAATTTTGAACATCTATAATTTTAAAGTAAGAATCACACCACTTTACTGCCTTATCAATTTCATCTTCATTTGCTGTTTGTATAGGTTTCCCCATCTTAAACTCAATTATCTTTCTAACTATACTTTGTGGTGTGTTCTCACTAGACCATATTAAAAACTTTAGTTTGTGTTTTATTGCCCACACAGTAAACAAGTACGCTAATACAGTAGTCTTACCTACGTTGGCGTGTCCTATAACTAAATTAAAGTTTCCGTGTTTAAATCGTAAATATTCATCTATTTCGGCTATATCTATTTTTAAACCCTCTTTTATTCTACCGTGCTTAATATCTAAAATCCTATTCTTTATTGTTTGTGCTTGTGTTATCATTTATTTGGTAGTGGTTTAATTCCGTATTTCTTTGTTTCGTTTTTGTAGTTTCTTTGTATTGTTTCAAACTTATAACCTAGTATTGGATTTACATTGTAGTTCCAAAAGTCTTTAGGCATTTCTTGGTCTTGTTTTAATTCTTTAAGTTGTGGCATTAATATACAAAAAAAAGGGGCTGTTACACCCCTGTTAATTTAAAATGGTAAATCTACTTCTCTTGCTTGGTTCTGTTCTACATTAGTTACCTCATTCCGTTCAGCTACTGTTATTGGTTCATCACCTAACCATCTTACCGCTGCGTTACCTAAAGTGATAGAAGGTGTCTTGGCTTCTCTTTCTTCTTTGGTTAAGGTCTGTGTAACCCATACATTGTTACCGTAGGTTGATTGGTTTTGTACCATTGCAGTAAAGTTAAGATAACTTTTACCATTTTTACCTTTAATTAATTTTGACTTGTCAATTGACGTAAGGTCAATACTTCCTGAAATAATTGCTGTTGTCTTTTTTTCCATTCTATTTTAAATTTATAATTATTATATTCTCCTTTGTAATATACACTTTTTATTTTACACTTTAGATAATTCATCTTGTACTTTTTTGGAAACCTTGTACTTTGCTTTGATAGCTTGAATATCACCACCTTGTTTTAAGTATTCTATTGCCTTAGAATATTCTGGTGTATTGTTGTTTAACCAACGCTTTTCTTCTACTTCTTTACCACTAGCAGCGTTTCCATCGTCATCTTCTGCTTGTAAGCCTAGAAGTGAACCTAGTGTGTATCTTCTGTAATAAGTAATGCAAGAACCTAGTTTTTGTGGGTCTGTTAGTTGAGGTAATTCTAAACAAGAAATTACACTTGTTTCTGATTCAATACAAGTAATTTTTGTTTCAACCATATTACCTACGATAGGTTGTGTAAGAAGTAACTTGTGCTTCTTTAATAATGGTTGTAGTTGTTTAATTAGTGAATTAATGTCAAAATACTTTGACTTGTAAAATGGGTTACTAGCATCTTTGCTAATAGTACCAATTTCTTGCTGTAAGTTAAACAGCTTTTGACTAAGTGATAGTTGTTTGCTCATATATAAATTTTTTAATTTATGTAAAGTTAAGCAATTATTTTATAAAAAGCAAAAGGTGGAATAAATCCACCCTTTACAAACAAACAATTATCAAAGAATATTAGAAATGCTAGGTAAGTCTTTTAAGTTGCGTAGAGTAAAAGTCTATCATTTCTTGCAATTCTACACTTGTAAATTTAGTTATTTCTTGACTTTTTTTGTAAAGTTCATCAGATAAGTTACTACCAAGATATAAACTATATTTGTATTGTTCTCCTGCCCTGTAAACATTACAAGCAACGCATTGAGGTTTTACATTACGTTCATCCCACCTTGTACTATAATGTTTTCTGCTTATAAAATGTCCTGCTTGTATGCCTCCTGTTTTCCAATGCCCTACTTTTCCACAAGTAACACAAGTACACATCCCTCTTTTATCAGCATTACTAAGTCTTACATACTGACTAAATACAACATCTAATTTTTTAACTAACTTACTTCTTGTTGGTTTTTTAGCTGTCTTAGGCATTGTTTTTTTATTCATCTAAAGAACGTAAAAGTAACTCACCATCTGTTTCATTAAAACCTTTTATTTGCTTATAGATGTATTTTGAATTTCTTTTTACTTGTTGCTTTTGTGTTTTAGTGGTATCAGTACCTAACATCATATATTGTTCACAGTCCATTTTTAATAAAGCATCTGTTCTTTCTTTTATGCTTTTGTTGAAGTCTTTTGCAATTTGTTCTGCTAGTTGTTTAATATCTTTTTTCATATATAACATTTTTGTTATGTTTTTACATAATTAGCCTCCACCCACCAAAGGTCGATGTTTTTTTTTTAAAAGTCAATAAAAATTAAATGTAAG